CGATGATACCACGGATGTGGTCAACGATTTCAATCAGCCAGCAGTGTTTCTATGGGCACACAATCGCAAAATCACGTATGAATATACCGGTAACACACCTGACACGCAACCGTACTGCAAAATTGAATCCGGCAGTGTCATAGTTGATCCGTGGCGTAAATTACCTGTTGACATGCCAGGCATTAGTGTAGTACACTATGGTAATACCAGACTCTAAAAAGGAACCCCGTGGGACTATTTGATCGATTTTTAAAAAAGAAAAAACCAGAAGTTAAAGCAGAACCACGGCCCAAGAAAATAGAAAAAACTGAAAAAGAAATCGCCACTGAAAAAGGCGAACCTTGGGTCAATATTCTCAGTATGGAAATTGATCCCAATGATATACAAAACGGTGCATTTGAATTGGATTGGAATGATAAGTTTGTAGCCAACTTGGTTCGTGCTGGATATCAAATGAATCCAAAAGATACCGATGCCGATGTTGTGGATCGTTGGTTTACTGCTGTGTGCCGTAACGTAGTACTAGAAACCTATGAACAATACCAAGCTATGGATCCCGAGCGTGACCGTGTAGTTAAAACTAGAAATATAGGTGATGGTAGGTCTGAAGTATCGTGATTTTGTATGTGAATGGTGACAGTCATAGTCACGGAATGCATTTAAATCCGCATGAAAAATTTTCTGACATTGTAGCAAAAGAAATTGGATTTAATGTTGTAAATGCCGCTCAAGTTGGTGCAAGTAACACTAGTATATTGCGTACTACGCGAGAATATCTTGCAAGTGGAGAAACTCCAGATTTAATATTGATTGGATGGACCACGTGGGAACGTGAAGAATGGTATTACCAAAATCGATATTATAATGTTAATAGTTCTGGGCGTGATCAATTACCAAAAGAGCTACAAGAATTATATAAAAACTGGGTAATAGAACAAACACCAGAAATGTTAAATGCAAAATCAATGTATTGTCATAATTTAATTTTTGAATTGCATCAAGAGCTCAATCAAAAAAATATTAAACATTTATTCTTTAATTGTATGTATAACTTTTTCCAATCTACCGGGCATCTAAATTGGGGATCAAATTTTATCGAACCATACGACAATGATGCTAGTTATTACCAGTATCTGCACAATCAAGGATATGTCAGCGATAAATGGTATCATTTTGGGACAGACGGTCATGCGGCCTGGGCTAAAAGATTAATTGACTATATTCAAGAACAAAAAATTATATGATTTTATACGTAAATGGTGACAGTCATACTGCTGCTGCAGAAGCTGTAAATCCTCATGCATTTGCCGAGGACGATCCTGCATTATACTATCTAGGACGACTTCCTCATCCAGAAAATCTTGCAGTAAGTTGGGGCAAACAATTAAGTCTCGCATTAAGATGTGGATTTCAATGTGAAGCCGAAAGTGCCAGTTCAACTGCTAGAATATTAAGAACTGCTCGTGCCTGGTTAGATCAAAGTAAAAATAATACCGAAAAAATCATAGTTATTATTCAGTGGACTACCTGGGAACGAGAAGAATGGTTGTACAATGGAACCTATTATCAAGTAGGTGCCAGTGGAACTGACAGTGTGCCTCCAGCAGCAACTGAAAGATATCGTAACTATATAATTGGTCTTGATTGGAAAGAAAAAACTGAACAGGCACACAGAGAAATTTGGGAATTTCATCAAGAGCTTAATCAAAAAGGAATTCCGCATATTTTCTTCAATGGTAATAGTGATTTTAGTAAAATTGATGAACAAAAGGATTGGGGTATTAATTATATTGGACCATATGATCCGGCCCAAACCTATGATGCTGTAATCCGTTCAACGGGTATAGACACAGTAATGCCCACGTCATGGCATTTTGGTAGAGAAGGACACGGTGTTTGGATGCGACATATGATTGACTATATTATCAGTAATAAATTCGTTTGACATTAACTAAGTTTTCTGCTATAATTGTAGTATGAAATATGTTCTTATAGATACAGCCAACTTATTCTTTCGTGCTAGACACGGTGCTTTTCGTGCCAGCGATACTTGGGAAAAGATTGGATTTGCCCTTCACATTACCTTGATGGCCGCTAACAAGATGGCCCGTAGATTTGAAGCAGATCATGTGGTCTTTGCCTTAGAAGGGCGAAGTTGGCGTAAGGACATGTACAAACCCTACAAAAATAATCGTGCTGTGGCTCGTGCTGCTCTGACAGAAGAGCAAGCAGACGAAGATAAAATGTTTTGGGAAACCTATGATAATTTGACTAAATACTTGAGTGAGAGGACCAACTGTAGTGTAATACGGTGTCCGACCGCAGAAGGCGACGATATCATAGCTCGCTGGATTGCATTGCACCCCCAAGACGAACATGTGGTAATTTCAAGCGATACTGACTTTGTTCAACTGGTAGCACCAAATGTCAAACAATACAACGGAATTACCGACGAACTGATCACTATAGAAGGAATCTTTGATGCTAAAGGAAAGGCAGTCATTGATAAGAAAACTAAAGAAGCTAAAACAATCCCTAACCCAGCGTGGTTACTCTTCGAAAAGTGTATGCGTGGCGATTCGTCTGACAATGTTTTTTCAGCGTTTCCTGGAGTGCGTACAAAAGGCACAAAAAACAAAGTTGGTCTACAAGAAGCGTTTGAGGATCGAGAAAAACAAGGCTACAACTGGAACAACATGATGTTGCAACGCTGGACTGATCCAGATGGTCAAGAGCATAGAGTCTTAGATGATTATGAACGTAATAGGACACTGATTGATTTGACAGCACAACCCGAAGAAGTTAAAGCCACAGTCGATAGTGCTATACGTGAACAGATCAGTCATAAGGACATTGGACAGGTTGGTGTTCGTTTTATGCAGTTTTGCGGCAAGTATGAATTAAACAAGTGTTCGGAGTCGGCTGACAGCTTTGGACGTTGGCTGAATGAAACATACAAAGGAGTATTAAATGACTAAGAATTTTTTCTGGATTGCAATAGCATTTAGTATTGTATCTGGGTCACTGGTCTTAATACTTTGGCCTAGCAACAAAGACGATATAGTTGTTGTAAAATATGATTGCGGTATGCTCATCGGTGGATGGCATCCTGATGTGCCTGGCGAGGTACAGGACGAATGCAGAAAAAAGTAACATATGATTAACTATCCTAAGTTTGATCAAATCAATTTATCTAGTTATGATTTAGTGTATGGTTTTTATACCCTTGGTTTTTTAAAGAAACATCGTCCTGACTGCATGTTTATTACTCACGATCAATGGCAGGGTTGCAACCATTATGAGTGGTTGGATCAGCTTATTAAACAAGGACTATCTCAAAATAAGCTAGTATGTATAGTACCATGGGATGAATCTATTTTAATTAACACCTCTCTTTTTTCAATGAATTTAGAATTATCAAAGGTGTTAAATAAATATGTTAACGATCCAGTCTGGCTAATTACTCAGTTAGACGATAACTCTCAAAAAATATATACTTTTCAATACAACATACAATGTAAAATTATTGAACTTCCATGGTGGTTACTTAATGATTGTTTAGCTTATTATGCTGTAACCAAAAGAATTGATAATCAAATCGGTCAAAATAACTATTTGTGTATGTTGGGACGCTATGAACAACATAAGTTTGATTTGGCATTAGAATTAAAAAAATATCAACTTAATTCTTACGGATTAATCACTGTGAGTGATCCGACAAAGTTTCCCAAAGAAAATTTAGAATTCTGCCAGGCAAATAAAAAAATTCCGTATACTAATTGTCCTTTACCTTGGCCCAAGATGGGCGCACAAGTAAACATCAATGGAGTATGGGTGTCAAGTAATGTAGAAAACTTTTTGTTTATCGAACAAGAGTATTCAGATATCCCACTTATGATTAACCCAGAAACTACATGTGGTATCTTCTTTAGCACCGAAAAAAGTTTGTGGCCGTTGCTTTTGGGAAAACTTATGTTAATCCACGGTAGACCCGAAGCAATGAAATATATGCAAAGATTTTATGACGTTGATTTTTTAAGTTATGCCAATTTAGAGTTTGATCAGATAACAGATAATTGGACAGTTGAAGGCCATCGGGAAAGATTAGACCTGTTGATTAATCAAAATCAACAGTTAATTCAAAATTGCAGTGATGTATATCAGCAACTACGTCCCAAATTAGAATCTGCAAGATGGACTTTGGGTGAAAACATGTACAAATATTTTATCAAGCAGTTGGATAAAATTCAATAAAAATATTTAAAAGGAATTAAACAAATGACATTAATAGCACTGCCGGTAGTAGATAAACAATATTGGATCTTAAAAGAAAACGATCGCAAGGTCGGCAATGTAGAAGCCTGTGCCGGTGGGTATCAGGTCAAGATCAACAATCAGATTGCACAGTTCAAAACAATCAAGTTGGCGGCTCGTGACGCAAACATCGTGTTTGAACCGGCAATAAAAATTACTCGACCAAAAACAACAGTGGACCAAGTTCACGGTTATCCAGTATCAGGTCGTGTGTATAATCCAATTTGGAATGTGGCACAACAACTACCAGTGTACACCAAGACAAATAAAAGTAAAAGCTGGTTTGCGGCTGGGTGGTACAATGTACGCAAGGGCCGCACGTGGCAAACAGTATTGGCACCAAAACTAATTGCCTTACAACGCTATGCCTATCAAGGACCATACTATACCGAACAGGAAGCCAATGACAATTCATCTACAAAAATTTGTTGATCGTGTGCGTGGGCACGAAGCCAGGGGCTCTAGAGATTTTGTTATGAGCATGGCCGATGCCAAGGATCTACATGCCGACATTACCAGACTGTTAATAGATCTCCAAACTCTGCGAGAAACAACAGTTAAATCCCCCCAAGAAGATGTAGTTACAGTACAAATAGCCGGGGGCTCATTCTAAAATATACCTATATTTTGGCATAAATAAATGTAGGAGTATAATGGATAAGCAGACCTAAACCACTGGTGTTGGTTGAATTGACCAACAAGACCAATTACAAAACCGAGCAAGTACTGGCTAGTGAAGGAGTATGGGCAGTGTTCTATGACAACAAACCCATTAACCTCAAGACTTCTAACCTCTTGGTGCAATACCCTGGACCAAAATACAAAAAGGTTTCATTCTCCAATCCCGGTCATGCTAAAAATTTGGCCAAGAAACTCAACACACAATTCAAAACTGAAAAGTTCACAGTGGTGTTGTTAAAATCAGGCGACAAGGTCTATCCTTGAAGTGCGAGATAAACAACGACTCGCCGAAGAGCTTGTAAAACAACTGGACCCCGATTTAGGCATTACAGTCAAACGAGCCATGCATACTTGGTGGTTTAATATAAGAAAAACCGGAGGCATGCGATTAACAACCTTGGGTTATCAAACATTTACCAAAGAGTTAGATATCGCTCGTTATGAATTTGCCATTGCGGACCCACTTCAATTTAATCAACATATAATTTTGGACATGGATCGCAAATTACAAATGCCTTACTACATCCATGCAGTCAAGGGCATTCCTAAAAAAGTTATATTTTTTGGCAGTAAAGAAGCAATGGTCACTAATCTATATGGTGATCTCAAAAAGTTTCTTGACAATTACCAGCCCTAGTGTTATAATACAATATGGGACTTTAGCTTAATGGTAAAGCAAACGACTCATAATCGTTGGAGTCTAAGTTCAATTCTTAGAAGGCCCACCATTACTAAATACTCAACTATGAAACAGAACAAACAACCTGTAGAACAGAATTACTACTCCGAAAAGGAGTGGGATCGTTTAGGGTGTGGTCCGTTACCCAAAGAGCGTGAACAAGAGCAACAGCAAAAAGACGATCATCAAAGAGTGGTAGCAAAAGGTAATCCGTTGGTTGA